CGGATGCCGCAGCGGTTCGTGTCGGGGTTCAAGCTCATGGAGCGCCTCACGATCGATAAGTGCCTCTATGACCGGTGGGCGGTGCTCCTCACCCCCGACGGGGTGCCGCATCGCATCCCGCCGCGGGCGCTCGTCATCGAGTCGAACGCGATGGACGAGATCCAGTTCGTCGGCGTGAACATCGGCGGCCGCACGGTCGACGTCACCGAGCTGCCGCTCGCGATCGGCACCGGGTGGGACGCATGGTCGGGCGACGGCACGTCCCCGCTCGCCACGCTCGACGCGATCCTGCGGGAGCAGACGAACGCGATCGAGTGGCGCAACAAGCTGTGGGACGAGCGGCCGAAGTTCTCCGGCATCGTCAAGCGGCCCTCGACCGCCCCGAAGTGGGGGGAGGCGCAGCGCACCCGCTGGGTGCAGTCGTTCCGGGAGTTCCGCGAGGGCAAGGCCGGCGGCGCTCCGATCTTCGAGGACGGCATGGAGTGGGAGGACTGGTCGACGAGCATCGCCCCGTCCGACGCTCTCGACATCGAGGGGCGCAAGCTCACCGACGCCGAGGTCGCGTCCGCGTTCTACATCCCGCCGGAGCTCGTCGGCGCCCGCGAGGGCACGTTCTCCAACATCGCAGCATTCCGGCAGATGCTGTTCGGTCCCGCGCTGGGCCCGCACTTCGAGGAGTTCGAGCAGGCGTTCAACGCCGAGATCGTGCCCACGCTCTCCGGGCCGACGTTCTATGCCGAGATGGATCGGCAGACCGCGATCAACGGGTCCGTGATCGAACAGTCCAAGGTGCTCTCGACCGCTGTCGGTGGCCCGTGGATGACGCGGGCGGAGGCGCGTGCGCTGCAGAACCTCCCGAAGGTCGACGGCGCGGAAGGGCTCATCACCCCGCTGAACGTCCTCGTGGGCGGTCAGGCGTCGCCGCAGGACGGCACAACGGGCGGCGGTGGTGGCCTGGTAGTGCCCGAGCTGGAAGCGGCCAAGGTGGGCGCGTTCACGGTCGACGAGCTGACGAAGCTCATCGCCGCAGCGAACGGGCTCATCCGGTCCGGGTTCAAGCCGGAGGCGGCGCTCGCCGCTGTCGGGCTGGATCCCATCGAGCACAGCGGGCTCCTGCCGGTCACGGTCAGGGAAGACGACAAGCCAGGAGGTGGCACAGATGGCAGCACCAGCGGTGCGTGAGGCGCGCAAGAGCTTCGCGGCGTCCCTGAAGGCGACGGATGCGGACGCGGGCACGTTCACCGCGCTCGTCTCGGCGTTCGGGGTCGTGGACTCCTACGACGAGGAGGTCATGCCCGGGGCGTTCGCGAAGTCGCTCGAGCGCTTCGGCGACGACCCGATCCCGATCATGTGGAATCACCAGTGGGGTGCGCTCGGTGCGCACCTCGGCGGTGCGAAGGGCATCGAGACGGACGAGGGCCTCGTCATCGAGGGCTGGTTCGACATGGACGACCCCGACGCGGTGAAGGCGTTCCGGCTGCTCAAGTCGGGCCGGATCAAGGAGTTCTCGATCGGCGGCTTCGAGCCGTCAGAGGGCATCCGCCTGGTCGAGAAGGACGGCCGCGACGTCTGGCAGGTGTACGAGTTCGAGCTCGTCGAGGTGTCCCTCGTCCTGCGCGGCGCGAACCCCGACACCCGCCTGATCGACGTGAAGTCCGCGGCCGAGTTGTACCGGGCCACGACCGATCCCGAACCTGTCGCCGGCGACCCGCCTGGCGGCGAAGACCACCCGACCGATGCCGAGCCGGACCCCGGCGAAGCTGACGAAGTCCCCGAACCCTCGGGGGCTTTTTTCGTGGCGCAGAAGAACGCTTCCGCGCTGCTCAACCTCACGATCACGGCCACCAGGGCCGAGGAAGGGGACCACTGATGGGTCTCAAGGAGAAGCTCAAGGCCCTGCTGGCAGAGGCCGCCGAGCTGCAGAAGAAGGGCGCCGAGCTGTCGGAGGACGAGGTCGCTCGCGTCCCCGTGCTCACGCAGGAGATCGCCGACGTGAAGTCGAAGATCGAGGCGCAGGACAAGGCCGCCGAGGCGCTGAAGTCGGCGTTCGCCGCCGAGGAGCAGGCGCCGGCCGAGGAGCGCGAGGCCCGCAAGTCGGGCGCCGAGCAGCCCCGGTCGCTCGGTGACGCGTTCGTCGGCTCCGAGGCGCTGAAGGCGTTCCGCGAGCAGCACCCGAACGGCGTCGCGAAGAACACGCCGATCAGTGTCGAGGCGCGTCGGTTCGCGAGCAAGGCCGCCTCGGTCCGTGCGATCAAGGCGCCGCTGAACACGGTCGACAACGGCGACACGACCCCGACCCGCCTGCCGGGCATTGAGGACGTCACCTACCGGCGCCCGAACACGCTGCTCGACCTGATCACGGTCGGGACCACGGCGGCCGCGTGGCTGCAGTACCGGCAGCTCGTCGCGATCACCAACAACGCGCGGATCGTGCCCGAGGCGCAGACCGTCGACTCGGCGGCGAACCTCAAGCCGATCTCGGACCTCGAGACGCGCATGGCGGACGCGAAGGCTCACACCTATGCGGACGGCATCGAGGCGACCACGCAGGAGCTGAACGACGACGGCGCGCTGTCGTCGCTGATCAACGGCATCCTCGCGCAGAACCTCCGCGACGAGATCGAGCGCGTCATCCTCTCGGGTGACGACGACGACGAGGAGCCGAACGGCATCCTCAACACCACGGGTGTGCTGCAGCAGGCGTTCAGCACCGACATGGTGACCACGATCCGCAAGGCGAAGACCCTGCTGCGGGAGACGTCGAGCACGGTCCCGCAGGCGATCCTCTTCAACCCGGAGGACGCCGAGGCGATCGACCTGCTGAAGGACGGCAACCAGCGCTACTACGGCAACGGTCCCTTCGGCACCGGACCCGACACGGTCTGGGGCGTGCCTCGCATCGAGTCCTCGGCGATCCCCGCCGGCCAGGCGCTGATGGGCGACTTCCGCGCCGTGCAGTTCCTCGTGTACGAGGCGCTGTCGGTGCTGGCGTTCAACCAGCACAAGGACTACGCGCAGCGCAACCTCGTCTACATCCGCGCCGAGCTGCGCGGTCTGCAGATGATCCGTCAGCCCGCGAAGCTCGCGCTGCTCGACCTGACGGCGGGGGCGTGACCATGGCGGAGATGATCACGCACAACGGCCGCCGTTACCGTCGCGCCGACGCGGTCAAGGCCGGTCTGATCGGTGATCAGGTCGACGTCGTCGTGGGCACCGAGGAGGCGCCGGCGACGGTGAGCGCCGAGGTCGTCGACGGCACGGTCGACCGCGACCCGGCGGCAGAGGCGGCCGAGGTCACCGAGGTGGTCGAGGCGCAGGGCGAGCCGGTCGACGCGGCGGCCGAGGTGACCGAAGTGGTCGAGGAGCCGTCGACGAAGGTCGATGACCCCGAGGTCACGAAGGACCGCAAGCCGACGACCACCAAGGGTCGCGGCTCCAAGTAACGAGGGAGGGCCACATGCCTACGCAGATTCCGCCCATCGTGGGACCGTCCACGGTGATCAACGGGTCGTTCTGGCTGAACGCCGCGCACGGGTCCGTGCGTCGGTTCTGCGGCTGGCATGTGGCCCCCATCGTCACGGAGACGATCGCGCTCGACGGCAGCGGCGGCAGCGACATCCTGCTGCCGTCGCTGCGCGTCGTGTCGCTCGGCTCGGTGATGAACGACGGCGTCGACGTCACCGCCCAGGTCGACACGTCTCGCGCCGGCCTGCTGCGGCTGCAGTCGGGCCGATGGACTGACCGGCTCGGCCGAGTATCGGTCACGCTCACGCACGGGTACGACCTCGACGAGGTGCCCGAGGTCGCCGCGGTGATCGCGGGCGTCGCGAAGCGCGGACCGAACGCCGGACGCGTCGAGGTGTCCCAGTCGGTCAACGGATCCTCGCGCGGCGGGGTCGTCGACAGGGGCGCACCGATCTCGATCCCGCTACTGCTGCCCGAGAAGGAAGCACTCGATCCGTACCGGCTGGAATGGGGCGCCCGATGAGTGACGTCCTCAGCTGGATCTCGGGAGGGGACGACCCCGAGCACCTCGAGCCGTTCACCCGGCTCCGTGCGCAGCGTCGCCCCGACCCCTACAACCCCGACGCGTCGGTGGAGGACTGGACGCTCGAACCGGACGAGCTGCCGCTCGAGGGCGCGTGGTCGTCGGGGGCGTCGTCGTTCGGCAGCTACCCTGTGCGGCTTCATCTGACAACGTCCAAGCAGATCGTGATCTTCGACCCGACCGCCGATGTGCGCGAGGGCGACAGGGTCCGTGACGCGGCGGGGTCGGTGTTCACCGTGACCGGCCGGCCCGAGGCGGACCGGAACCCGTGGACGGGCTGGCAGCCGACGCTCGTCCTGTCGGTCGAGGAGGTGACCGGGTAATGGCATCCCGAGGGCAGACGAGC